GTTTAATAGTTGTATGGGAGTACAAATAAAATGAAAAGAGCGTTATTACATAGTGCAGAACCAGGTCGTATTTGTGAAGTAGTAGAAATTGGAAGTGAGTTTGAAGTATCTCCAGATTTTACCTGGATAGATTGCCCAATCGATACTATAACATCACATACCTATGATGCAGGCACACAGACATTTAAAGCATTTGATATTTTATCAATGCCAGGGTTTGCTGAAAATGCATATAAAGTTGCAAGGTCAATTGCGTATACAGACATCGGTAATCAATTAGATATGTTATATAAAGAAATACAAGCAACCGGCACAATTAGCAATGTTGGACCGTGGTCAACACACATATCAGCAGTTAAATTGGCAATACCAAAAGATGACCCTGCGGCAGTATTGGCATGGAATATCGCCAATGCTCCTCCGATTGCGTAATAGGTTGTAATACACAATCGTTTCGTGTATAATATTAGTATGACCACATACTCGAAACGATTTTCAACGGCACACTGGGATAGACTCTCAGAAGAACATGCCGATGCTTATTATACAATGTTTAAGAACGCAAGTCCTGAATTTTTAGACAACATCCACGATATCTACTTTGGCAAATACTTTTACTACACGTACAATGGCGTAGATAAACGTTGTGGAAATCCAATGGGAGTCGAAGCATCAGACACACATATCGATTTCCTATTCAAAATACAAGAAGAACTCGGTGTTGAAATATCACTTACGTTTAACACGGTTGAAGTGCCGCATGAAGTAATATTCAATTACGAAATTAGACAACAGTTTGTACAGTGGATTGGTTCGTATTACGACCGTGGGTTACGTAGTTGCACAATGTCGAGTGAACATATATTACGCACAGGTGAGTTACAAATACGCTGTCCTGAGATGCGATGGAAAAGCACAGTAAATCAAATTGTATCTGACGCACAGCAATTTATTGATTATGCGTATCTTGGGTACAATACTATTCTATTAGACAGAAGTCTAAATAGAAACATTAAAGAACTTAAAAAGATTAAGAAAGCACAAGACTATCTCAATGGTAAAAATCCCCAGAAGAAATTACTAACATCATTACTAGTTGCTGAAGCCTGTGTTTACCATTGCCCATTTAAGAAAGAACACGATAGCGTAGGCGAAGTTATAAGCACTGAATATTTTAAAGATGCCGCCAATCTTTCGTGTAATGGCTGGCGTGGTTCAGAAGCATTTAAACAATTACCGAGAGTTGGGATTGACTTAGTTGCGGTTGATGCAAAAACATTAAATCAATTTTTAGATCTAGTCGACATATTTAAATTCTCTGGACGCTTAACTCAAGCACCGTTCCTTGCTAAAGATGCCAAGTATGCTAAAGCAGTATGGTTTTACAAATCACAGAAGTTTGATCAACAGAGCACAAATATCGGCAACACGGTATACGCAGATAACTATAAAGACATAGTTGATAATAATCTTGCACCGTTACATGATTGGATTCCTGGGTGGATTGATACACGATTTACTAAAGAAGATTATAAAACAACTTATACAACTTACACCGGCATATGGTCAACTGCTCCGGGTAAGAAGTTAGAGAAGCTATTAACAACGTGTAGAAATCAGTGTTGGGATTGTCATCAATGCGAACGTACATTTGGTACAGATGATATTGATTCTGCATTGCAACTAAGGAAAGTAGTATGAGAAACAAAATCGAGCGTATAACTATTGTAGGTGGTGGCAGTTCGGGATGGATGACAGCGGCTGCTATATCAAAACAATTACCACACGTTAAACTTACTCTAATCGAGTCGCCTAATATTCCAACAATCGGAGTAGGTGAAAGTACAATCGGACAAATAAACGAGTTCCTTCACTATCTTGGTCTTAAAGATGAAGATTGGATGAAGCATTGTAACGCAACATATAAGACATCGATTAAGTTTATCGATTTTAGAGAAAATCCAACAGAAAAGCCACAAGTGTTTCATTACCCGTTTGGTAGATATGACTTTACTGATAAGCCCAGAGGTCTAATGGAATGGTTTATTGGTGCCGCAACTTTGCCAAACATTGATCCATATTCATTTGCAGAATTCTATCACGATCAGGTTATAATGACTGATGCAAATAAAATGACAAAGAATGAGGATCATTTAATACGCGGATTTGATTTTAAATCCGACACTGCATATCATATGGATGCAACTCTATTTGGTAATTATCTACGTGACCATTTATGTTTGCCAGCGGGCATGACACATATTTTAGATAACGTATTAACTGCAACATTGGATGCAAAAGGACATATTGACACAATCGTAACTGAACAGAATGGTGAGCTAACCGCAGATTTGTTTATTGACTGTACGGGTTTTAGATCACTGTTACTTGAACAAACATTAAAAGTTCCATTCATATCATTCCATGACACACTATTAAATGATAGCGCAGTAGCAGGTGTTATTCCATATATTGATAAAGATAAAGAAATGGAATGTGTTACAAGTTGTACAGCAATCGAAGCAGGATGGGTCTGGAATATTCCGCTATGGGATAGACTTGGCACAGGTTATGTTTACTCAAGTAAGTTTGCAACAAAAGAACAAGCAGAAGAACAATTTAGAAATCATTTAAAATCTAATAGAATGACAGTACAAGATATTGCACGTGTCGATGCTATGGAAGTGCGACACATTGCTATTAAACATGGCGTACATGAACGTACATGGGAAAAGAATGTTATTGGTATCGGACTATCAAATGGATTCATCGAGCCACTCGAATCAACTGGTTTGATGCTTACACATGAATGTATTATTAAGATGGTAAATCTACTTAAAATGCGCAACGGCAGAGTAACACGTTTTGATGTTGATGCATTTAATTTTGCATTCCGTGAACAAATTACAGGATTTAAAGACTTTATCAGTCAGCACTATGCATTGTCTATGCGTAATGATAGTGCATACTGGAATCATGTTAGTGAAGAAACTACGTACTCACAACAGATGTACGATTTTAAAGCTGGTGTATTGGGTTCATACAATGACATTGCATATCGACTTCATAGGTCACGTGTAGCAGGTAACGACATGGGCGGAATAGCATATATCATTGCAGGCATGGGTCATAACGTTATTGATAATAGTAGAGTAGATTTTAATAATAATCAATATAGTGAATCTGCAGACATGGCCACTAATACGTGGAACACATGGCGCGAACATAGAGTACAAACTGTTAAAGTTGTTGATGCACTACCTACACATTATGCATTTCTAAAAAGTACAATATATAAATGACAGAAACACATACACGAACCCTTGCTCGCACACTAAGTTATAGATTTGCGGCATTGGCGATTACAGCATTGTGGACAGGACTTGGGCAAGCAATTGCAATTCATATAGTGTTAGCAGTGCTACATTACGTAATGGAACGTGTATGGATACGTATCAATTGGGGCAAATCTTAGGTTGACAAGATAGCAAAATGGCTGTATAATACACTTATAAATTAACAAATGGGTGTAAAGATGATAAACGCTATTTTAGAAGAAGTTGCAAACGAACCAAGTAAGAATGCAAAAATTGCTATCCTTACTAAGCACAAAGACAACAAAGTATTACAAGAAGTTGTTCGTTTAACTTATGACCCAACTGTAAACTTCTTCATTAAGAAAATTCCTACATACAAACAAATTGATACAACAGATATCAGTTTAACAGAAGCAATTAGTCAACTTGGTCAGTTAAGCAAAAGACAAGTTACTGGTACTGCTGGTATTAATCACTTACAAAATATTCTAAGTAACTTACCCGAAGAAAAAGCAAAAGTAATTGCTAAAATTGTAGACCGTGACTTACGTGCTGGCTTCGGCGAGTCAACAGCAAACAAAGTATGGAAGAATTTAATTCCAGAGTTTCCATATATGCGTTGCGCACTTCCTAAAGCCGCTAAGTTAGATGAGTTTAGTTGGGTTGATGGTGTGTTTAGTCAACTTAAAGCAGATGGTATGTTTGCTAACGTAAATCACACAGCAGATGGTGAAGTACAAATTTTAAGTCGTGCGGGTTCATTGTTTCCACAACAACATTTTGCACATTTAGTAGCCGATGTACAAGCAACGTTCCCAACTAATACACAATCACACGGTGAATTGTTAATTAAACGTGATGGTGTTGTGCTTCCGCGACAGTTAGGCAATGGTATCTTAAACAAGGTACAAAAAGGTGGCGATATTGGTCCAAATGACGAGATTGTATACCTAGTCTGGGATCAAATTGCCTTAACTTCAGTGGTTTCTAAAGGTACTTACAATGTTCCGTATAAAGCTCGCTTTGCTGAATTAGCAGTACAAACTTTAAAAGCAACTTGTATTACACTAATTCCAACTGTTATCGTACACAACATGGAAGATGCGCTTACACACTATCGTGAAATGCTTGCAGAAGGATTAGAAGGTACAATTATTAAAGATGCACAAGGTATTTGGAAAGATACAACAAGCAAACAACAAGTTAAAATGAAACTTGATATTGATGTTGACTTGGTTATTGTTGGTTACAATGCAGGTAAAGGTAAGAACGAAGAGTTGTTTGGTTCTATTGCTTGTCAATCAAGAGATGGCTTGCTCGAAGTAAACATTAG